TCTGGATCGCCGTGGTGCTGAACGTGTTTATCAGGTCAGAAACGCTCTGCCGGGTGCGCAGCCAATTGTTCACATACGGCTCGGCCATCTGGTACAGGCTCATGCCGCTGAAATTGTAGGCCGGTTTAAGCATGTCCGGCATCGGGCGAGTGACAACGGTCATCATGCGGGTTGGGTGAACCGACTTCCCGAATACGTTCCACATCGAGGCTTTGTAAAATCCACCGGCAAGCGGGTCTGTTGAATTGTAGGCCATGGGTGTAGTCCACATCGGCTCAACCGTGCTGATTCGCTTTAGGCTGCCCTTTGCGATTGTCTTGGGCGATTGAATCAGCGGCTTGTCGTTATCCTGCCCGGCAATCTCAATGAACAGGTTCCCGCGCCCGAATGCGGCATCTTGTACCACCAGCTCTTGCACGGCGGCTTGCAGTTTCAGTTCTTTCAGGAATGTGTCCAGCTCGGCCATGCGCGCTTTGGTCTCGTCCCCGGCGGTCTCGGTGCTGCGCAACGCAATCCATTCGCGGGTCATTTCGCTGGCCAGCCTGCCCGACATGGCGCGGTATTCGGCGCGCTGACTGAGCATTGCAAGATAGGGATAGCCGACAAAGTACAGGTAGTTGATGCCATCCTGTCCCGCGATTGTGGTAGAGGCGTAATCGTAGGCCAGCGAATCCATTGCCACGGCGTTATCAGGACTATCCATGCCGGGCGGCAACTTCGGAGGCTGGATGCGGATCGGCGCACCACTCACACGTGAGCGCGCATCCATTAGCGCGGTTTGGCTGATTGTCATCGCGCCTTGCGTAATCTTCACGGCAACCCTGGGCTCGGCCTCGATCGGCTTCCCGGTGCGTGGCGGTCTTTTCTTGCCTTTTGTCCATCCCATAACTATCTCCTTTGAACTTCTTTCAGTGCGTCTGCGCTGATTACCATCAAGCGGTGCGCGGGCGCGTAGCACATCATAAACGCATCGGCCAGGTTCGGGCTTTTCACTTCCCGCTTGGCTAGGTCCTTTTTCGATTCCACTTTCACCCGACCATTGGCATCAAAATCTCGCTTCGGGGTGCTCAATTCAGTTTTGAGCTTCTCCAGATTCGGCATTGTACTCGCAATTGAAATCAATTCATCTTGTTTGTATTGAGTGCCATTCTTGATTGCATCGAACGTATTGCGGAAACGGTCGGCAACAAGCCACCACGTCTGAGCCTTGAGGTTGGAAAAATAATCCTTATTCTTGATTCGGTCAAGGCGATTTTCTGCATAATAGCGCTCAGGCTCGAATACACCAGCGCCAGCATTGAATTTCGAGTATTGGACATTCTTCCCCTGCGCTTCGTTGATCTCGTCGAACTTTGCCCCGCACCCAGCCCCAACACCAATTGAGTCATATTGGATATTCGCGCCATATTGCACAGCGTTCTGATACGTCCGCGAGCAGGATTTAAGCAGCTCATCCTCTCCGCCATTCCATTCCTCGCCCCATATTGCCACGGAGCCATGCGAATACAGGTTCGCGCATTTGTCATCACCATCATCCGCCACGTCGAAGCCCAGCCGCTTCTCTCCCATCGGTTCAAAACCGAGTTTGATATGCGCGTCAACACAGGCTTCAATCCATGAGCGCTTAATGACTGCCTGTTCATCATCGGCCCACGGCACACCGAGATAGTAATGCTCATAGTCTTCTGGCGCTTCAAGTTTCATGGCCTCGATGCGTTTTAGCGAGGTTTGAGATATAAACTGATTTTCATTGTAATTTATGAGCCGCACGATAGTATCGGCCGGCGGATTGACCACGAATCGCTGGTAGACGAAGTCCTGGGCTAATCTAGGGTTGAATATAATCCAGTGCTCGGAACCCTCTTTCCTGATCGTCGCGTCGATAATCATCCACTCTTCCTGGGTGAGCAGCTCCATTTCCTCGCCCCAGTGAATGTCGACGCCCTCCGTTCCCTTGATTTCAGACAGGTTGCGCGCACGGCCATAGAACAGGAAGTCTGAGCCGGTCGACGGGCAATAGATGCTCGTTGCGCCAATGTCGAACCGGTCGGACATGCCGAAGCGTTCTATCTGTGTACACAGCACGGTATAAACGGAATCTGAGATGCGGTTCTGGAATTGGCGGGTCGCCATGAAGCGCACTTTGGTGAACTGGGCAAGCAGGATGGCGTTACCGGCTGCGTCCCAGGTCTTGCTTGAGTCGCGGCCTCCGTACAGCACACGGTTACGGGCGGGCGCGGCCCAAAATTCTTTGAGGTTTGGATTGAGTACGGGCTTCATTCATAAAACTCTGCGCGGGAGCGTGGCTTTGAGTCGGTATCGCCTTTGTTGATCTTGATAACCGTTTCCTTATTGGCGTTGAGCAGGTTCAATCCGATTTGCGAAGCATCATTTGCCCCCCGCGTCATAGCCAACACAGATTTCAGAGCTTCGGTATTTTCCTCAAGCGATGCTGATTCGTCTATGCGCTCAACCTGGGTATTGGCAATCATTGATAGCCTGTGTGCGGTCATTGCGCCGAAGCTCGCAGCCCCGGCAAGATGGCTGCTGATCGCCTTCAGGTCATCGGCTAGATGTCGTACCGATACCTGTTGCGCAATTGGAAGCGATGAAAAAGCTATCTCCGCTTCAGCTATTTGTTTCGCAATAACTTTTGTTGTTGCGTTACGTTTCGATACTCTACGGGAAACGTTGCCCTTGGCTATTCCGTATTCCCTTGCTAAGTCGGACACCGTTTCACCGGCAAGATGCCGCTGCTCGATCTCAGCCCATTGCTTTTCGGATAATTTGCTTGGACGGCCCATAGGTAAGCATTGGAGGTTGGGTGGTTTCAGATGGGTTTCGCGTTGCCACGGCTGGAGTGTCCCACAATTCCTATCGTTCGCCGGTGATCTGGCTGGCCTTCTTGAGGTATTCAACAAGTCTGGTAGCTGGCGAGCGCGGACTTCCTCTCTGTCTACCCCAGTCAAAGCAGAAACAACTACCAGACTTGTTGCAACTCGATCCTGGCCCGGCAGCCCTCCACCATGCGCAAGCGGGCCGGGTAAGTGGCATTGTCACCAAAATGGTGCGCAAGACCGAATTGGTTCATTTTAATGAATTACAATCAATTGTCAAGCCTCTTCCGTTTCGGCAACATCGGTCAGAATGAATCCGTCCAGCGCGGCCAAGTGTTGCGGCTCGATGCTGACCTCCCCCAGTTCGCTGATGTGCACCGGCATGAATTGAATATCGACTTCCTCGTTCATGATAGCTTCGATCTCGGCTTGGAATGCGGACACCACGGCGGTCAGGGCGGCTTGCTTTTCGTCAATGTCCCTTTGCGCTATGGCAATCAAGGAATCGTAATACTCGGCATTATCGGCATGATCGGCATGATCTGCCTTTTCTTCCTTTGTGTCGCGCAATTGGTCATTTGCGGTATTGAGCGCATCGGATTCAACCTTCCCTACCTGCCATTGTCCAGTTTGATGGTTCAGCACGCCACGCGCCATGAACAGAGCATTCTGCGCCTTCTGTGCGCGTGTGGCGACTTGATTGACTTTGCCAAGTCCTTTGCTGATTCGATAGGCAGTTTTCACCGGCAGTTTGATTGCGGCCAGAGCGGTCAAAGCGGCTTGCATGTTGAGCACGTCATTTGTTTTCATTTTGGATCCCTTGGAAGTTAAAAAGTTGCCGTCTTTCCGAGCTGTCAAGGCGGACATCTGGCCGGGAGTAAAAATAGTACATCCAGTTCCATTCCTGCGGCCCACAATAATTCGCTGGAGAAACTAGGAAAGACAGCCTTCGCTTGTGGGCGCACGGCACTGCTTACTTCAATGGTACACCTTTTTCGCGCAACAATTTTCTTTTTCGACAAGAAAAACAAATCGGCACCGTAACCTTGCCGCGCTTCATTTTGGTCATTTCGGTGGCCGGTACCTGATGGCCGTGTCCGCTGGGTGTGCCTCCGTGTAAACAGGTTGTCATTACTGTCATTTTTTCACCTCAGGCGGTTTCAATCCGTGTCTGGCCATCAGCGCTTCCTCGATCAGAGCGGCTTGGCTGGTCGGCTGGGCGCGCATCCATGCAATCAGCCACGGCGGGAGCTTGACGCTGATAGGGCGCTTCTTGGTGTCGGGGCGCGGCTTGCGACCAGCCCCTTTGCGTGCGCCGCCGATCATAATGCACCCCACTGGCTCGCCATTGCATTTGCAAACCCTTGAAATGTTCTACTGCGGATCTTCGCTCTATTTGATGATGGAGGCAGGTTGTACCATTCCGGTAAAGATTTACCGCTTTTTGTTATATGCCGCGCACCTTTGCCTACTATTTTTGTTGGCACTAACTTCGGCAGTCCTTTCAGCCATAGGCATGTTGTCTTGGTAAATTCGTCTCCGAACATCCACGGCTGAACAATCTGATCTGGCTTGCGTATCTGGCTGGATATGATGCTGACGGGATTCTCGATGCAGATGAACTCTATAGGTGCGTCCATCAGCATACGCACAAACTCCAAAGCCTCTTGCTGTACTCCACTAGCTCGTTTCGCAGCGAAGTGTTTGGCACCACTCACAGATAGGTGAGTGCATGGCGGGTGCGCAATCATCAAATCAAATCCAGAATGATCCCGAAATGATCCTCGCAAAATATCGAATATATCACCTTGATAGTGCGGCCCCGGACTATCAGTCGGCAGCAGGTCGCAACTCATCGCGTCATGCCCGGAAGCGATAAATGCATCACGGACAATGCCTGAAAACTCGCAGGCTATAAGGACGCGCATACAATCGCCTTTGCTTCTTCGTAATCAAGCCAATCCGTGCGCGGTGTAACTGTGCTTCCGCCTTTATCGTTAAATTCGACAACAACAAAGCGAAGTTTCCCGCATTTGGCTTGGGTTGCGTAGCCTTGTTTTTTCGCTGCTTGGCTGATTTCTGCTGCTTGGGCGAAGTTCATGATCTCTACTCCTCTGTTATCCGGCATTTCCTACACCGTGAATACATAATATACCTATTCCAGATAAAAGCAAGACTTTTTTCAACTATTTTTTAACCCCAAAAATCGCTCAATTGTTTGCAGCGCAACGCCGCTTTTGACCATAGCCGGGGAAAATCTCAGGATTCGCCAGCCCAGAATAGCCGCTTCGTTCAGTTTTTCCATATCCGCATCTTGGGTGTGCCGGCCGATGGCCACAGCTTTACCATTTTTTCCGATAACCGCAAGCCGGTTGCCTCCGTCCACCTCGATCAACAATCGGTGATTTGGGATAGCGAAATCTGCCCTCCACCGCCTCGGAAGTGCGAACAGGTACTCAGGTATTGAATGGATGCCAGCAGCGCGAAGGTGCAGCGATAGCATGGCCTCGCCGGCGCTTTGGGTCATATCACCCTCACCCACCCAACCGCTTTAAATATGCCGCAAACAAATAGAAAGGGGTGACGGCCCCAGAATATCGGCCTGCAAATCCATTTCCTCCCCTTTACCGTTTGTTTATATTTCATATCAACCCCTTCGATTTCCACCATGCCAACGTTCGCACATGCGCGCCGCGGTGATAATCCTGCATGGCCTCACGGTTCGGGCCGGCATAATCCACGTAGGCATGGCAGGCCGCGCAGAGAATTGCCCCAGATTCGTCCGTAGCCTTCAATCCGCGCCCCTTCCCATCCGCAATCCGGTTTGAATGAGCAAGGCAAAGCTGATGCCCGTCCCAATTGTCCTTCCCGCATCCGAAGCAATGTGGCGCATCTTGGGCGCTATTGCGCAGCTTTTGATTAACCCGGCCAGGCGTTTTCTGGATGATTTCACGGCGAAGCATGGATTTACTCATTCCAGCACCAAATTCAATATCAGAAACACCGCTACCCAAGGATGTCCAGTCAAGCAGGCCCAGATAAAAATGCAAAATAGTATCATTTGGAATCCTCCCATGATTTGCAAACTTTACCCCATTTATGCCCGAGCCTACAAGTCCAGTCGGTAAAGTGTCCTGATTGAGTGTCATCCGGCTTGAGATACCGGTGAGCGCAGTTGGTGCAGGTC